GTAGTCCAAGTACCATTATCCCAAGTTGGTATATCTTCAAAGATCTGACTCATGACTAACTATCATATGCTAAGCCCTGACCACCACGGACTTTGCTTTGCTGTTCATCCTGTAGATCTTTGTACACACCCTTAAAGGATTGCCTAATACCATCAAAGTCTTTTGCTAATGCTCTTATCTGAGCTATGTTACCATCTTTACCATCAGTAATTTGTGCAGTAGCTAGGTAATTTGATATTCTATCTAGTGCTTTCTGCATACCCCCGTACGCGCGTGAGGTTGGGGTTTCATATAGTTTCTCACAGAATCTTAATGCATTGTATATCTCTGTATCTTCTGTAGAGAATTCAGCTTCTATCTCCCGCATGATTAATGATTCTTTCTCTATATGTGGTGTATGGAAGAATGGATTCATATCTGGATCCGGACATGTCATGTAAAATAGATACTGATATATTTTGAGATAGTCATCAGGATAATCATCCATTATATCTTTAAGAGACTTCAGTGTATAACAGTGTTCTGTTGGTACTACTGTTTTATTCTGTACATCAAATAGTTTAATCAGCATTGTTATTTCTTTTTAATTTTGGCTTTGTTATCATGAAGGTAGTGAATAATAGCATGCACTTCATCTACTAAATAAGGTATTTCCATTGGTATTACTTCTTTTACTATAGGATCTCCATTATCATCTAGTTTGGCAACAGGATATCCCCACTGATCTTCTTTGTCTATTTCAAATGTTATATGGTGTATAAATATATTTCCGGGTCTTAGTTTAGGATTATGCTTCAATATAATATACATATAAATGCTGAGCTGTAAAGCATAATGATAAAAGTTACAGTCATCTAAGTTATTTACCGGATGAGACATCTTATCAGATATACCCTCCCAGTTTACATATGACTCCTTCTTTATCTCTTTGTTAGTTTTGTAGTCAATGATGTTTACTTTACCATTGACTACTTCCACTAAATCTGATTGTCCACAGATACCTGCTGATCTTAAATAGACCATATGTTCTGGATACACGCCTGGTTCTAGTTTTTGTGATGGAGCTATTTTAACACCTTCTCTAACCTCTGCAGGTCTAAATACAGGTACAGTAGTTCCTTCTACACTTAATGATGCTAATGAACATAAGTCATCTTCTCTTTGGTTATGATACCATGTACCAAGAGTAAGGGATCTAGTAGACTCATTATTCCAGATCTCCTGAATAATCTTAGGATCTACTCCAGCCCATTTAGATCTTTTGCTTTTGCTTACTTTCTCTGCTACTGCTTTAGCATCAAAAGGTTTTTTAAAATGGGAAACAAGTGTAGTTACACTTATCCAATCAATAGCTTCACCATCTAGGCTTTTGTAACTATGATCATGTGCATTAAATACTATCATAACTTTTCTAATTCATCTTCTTGTTCTTCTGTAGTTATAGCATCCCATTTACCCAATGGACATTCTGATGATAATGACCGGGTCTTAAATGCTAATGAACATCCGCACTCTGCACAACAAGGCTGAGTACCTTTTACAGCACACTCTTTACCTTTAGTATCTAAGTGCTCACACCCATCACAGATGTCATGTCTCATTCTTGCAATATCTTCTACAAACTCATCTCTGATTACAGAGTTTTTAATTCCTTCTAGGATACCTTTTCTATTCTCCCAGATTGTCTTTAGTACTGTTCTCATCTTTAGTTTTTTTAAATATATTTTTTTTATTTTCCTGAGTAGCTATTTTTTCTTCAAGCTTAATTAATAAATCTAATTTTACTTCTGTCACTTTTTTATTATAGTATGCTCCAAAAGTAGAAGTATCATGATTTTCAAGTCTTTGTTTATACCTTGGTATATCTTTTCTTATTAAAGTTGTTTTTGCAACAAAATGCCCTAATCCTTCCATGTTAACTCTAGGGTGTTCTAAATTTGTAAGCAATGTCCTTAATTCTTTATATGAATATTCAACTAAGTCTTGAACTAAATTTATATTTATATTTAAATCTTCTGATACTGTATTATATAATTTACTGGACTTTTTCGGTATCATGCCCTAAAAATTTATAATCTAATAATATAGTTCCATCAGTCTGTATTTTAAGATCTGGATTAAGTTTAATAAGTTTTTTATTATCTATATCTTTTACTACTAATCCATTTTTCTCAGCTTTATTAATACAGTTTCTAACAGTCTGAGGTGATTTAAATATCCATTCTTCTTCTGCTGATGCATCATAACAAAAATGTGTAAGTTCAATTGGCTCATTAAAACTAAGTAAAGTCAAACAGTTTAAATCAGATTCACTCATTGCTATACGGTTAATATAGCAATGTGTGAGTATCTGAAATTTTACAATGTCCCATTTGGGCATCTTAACTTTTTTCTGTACTTGATTTACAAGCGCCATGACTAATTCTTTTTAAGCTTTCTTCCAGTTGGAATATTATTTGCTTCAGGATCTGGAATAGGTGAATCATTCTCTTCATCTGAAGATTCTTCTTCATATTGTTGAGTTTGCATCATCATTGCATACTGCATCTGAATCTGAGTTCTTTTAAATCTAAACTCATCAATTTCACATAAAAGCTTTTCATACTTTAGCTGTGCTTCTAAATAAGGAAGTGAATCAGTATAAAACTTTAACATTTCTTCTTTGCGCAAAATAAGCTCTTCATGGCTTAATTGCTCATCTGGTTGTTGGTTTTCCATTGGTTTTTAATTTTAAGTTTAGACAAATATACAATAAAAGTTTAAACTAGATATATTTAAAAACAAAAATCCAGGCATAGTACATACCTGGATCTCTATATTTTAAGTAGTTAACTTAGTTTTTGTTATTCTTTATATATTTGCCAATACCAAGTGCGGCACCAACTCCCCCAACTGCACCAGCTATTTTTCCTAGTAAGGTAGCATCACCACCACTGCTTGATCTACCTGATGATCTAAATGTTTTTTTACAACCTGGTTTTTTAGGTTTACCTGCACATTCAGAATCTGTCATACCACCTTGAGCGTAGCTCTTCATTGATCTGATCATTGGTTTAGGGCTATTTTTTTGCATTGACTTACAGAATACTGTAGCATCCGTAACTCCTTTTAATCCATTTTTCATAGTTATCTGTTTTTAATAGTAAAATTTAATATAGTTATAAGATAGAATTCTCTGGAATAATCTAGCTCTAATGTGAATACATCTAATGCTGAGATTCTAAATCTAAACATTATCTTATCCCATTGTCTTCTTGACCCTTTCCAGTTGTTTCTAAACTTCATTACTTTTTGTTTCTTTTAGCAAGATGTTTTAAAACCCAAGCACCATATACTTTACCTACTTTCTCTAATACTTTATTAGAAGCTTGTACTTTAACTTGAGAACCTTCTGAGTTTCTAGTTACTTCAATATCTAATTTAGGAGTATCAATAGAAACATGTTGTTCTGTTTCTGTAGCATGTACTTCTACATCAACTTTAGGTGTGTCAATAACTACATCTAAGTTTTTCTTGTCTTTCTTAATGTAAGCTCTTTTAGTTTTTGTTTTTACTTCTAGTTCTACATTAACTTCTTTTTTCTTTCTTCCCATTGTTATTTGTTTTAGTTATTAAAATTTAGGAGCCTATCTCAAAGTGCATCCAATCAAAATTCTTTTCTCTTCCTAATGATATAAACCCATGTTTGTAGAATATATCAATCATTGCTTTATACTCCGGTCTAGCAAACCTAGCAGTCTTACTTGTTTCATGCAAAGTATTTCTAGCTGGATCTAAATCAATAGCTATTCCCCAAGAATGTTTAGACCAAGCAGAACCACCTCTCATTTTGCGGAAGTTAAAACATCCACCAAATAAGTCTATACCTAACTCTTTAATCTTAGGTAATCCGTAAGTAGCTAGAATATCTTTAAACACAGCTTCAAAACTACCAGCAATTAGTTTATGACATCTGAGTTTTGTTACAGTTGTATCAGTATCCCAAGCCAATCTCATTGGATATGGTAAGTTTAAAGTTACTAAGTAACCTTCTCCTGTTACATTAGGAGTACCATATTTCTTAATTGTCTGCTGCGTTGTCAACATCTTTTGATTTTTTAGTATCATCAACTGTTAGTTGAGATAATGTTGCTGCAACTGTTCCTGCTGTTACTATATATCCTGCTGCAGTAACAACTGCTGCTGGTAAAGCTACAGGAGCTGCTAGTATTATTCCGGCTACTGTGCCTGTAATGATAGCCCATCTTTGCACCCTTTTCCAAAACTTAGGTGTCTTAGATTTCCATCTTTCTTTAAGAGTCTTTTCCATCTTTATCTATTTTAGGTTCATCTTTTACATATTTTGCCAAAGCTTTCAATAGTGGCAAATGTTCTGTCCAACCTAATCTTTTAAAATTCTCTAGGTTAGATAATATCAAATTTAATAAAACATAGTTATAGAACATATCATGAAGCCATTCATATATGTTAAACTTATAACCAATAATGTTTACTCCCAGAATATTATTTGCTAATGTATTTGATACTCCTATCATAATCATGTATACTAAAAGCTTTAACCAACCCTTACCAAAAAGCTCTGAGTCAAACTTTTTACCTTCTTTTCTTGATGCTGCTAATCCAGTATAGAACTCAAGAAGAAATAAGATTAGTATAGCAATACCTATGATAGCTTTAATACCAAAAATTAAATCAAAGTAATATGCAAATGTTGCAGCAATACCGCTTAGAGTTAATAATGGCATGGACATCTTAGGGTGAAAAGCACTATTTATAAAATGATTGGTATCAGTATATCCAGCTGTCATCACTAACTTACAACACAGTGTTTTCATTACTTTATTATTTATAAGTATAATATACTAATAATTATTGAAATAATATAATAAAATAAGTATAAATACTTAGTTAAACTTCATATTGAGGCAGCTCTACATTATTAACCCAGTCAATGATGTCTTGGTCGCTCCAATCTGATGTATAAGTGTATCCATAAAAGTCAACACCAAAGATTGTGGATTCAGTTGTTAATAGCACGTTTGCGCTACATACTCTGTTAATAATATCATCAGTCACAATTGTAACCGTTACTGTTGGATTGATAATCTCAACATTGAATTGTGGGAATTTATAAGTTGCCATAATTTATGATAGTGTTGTTCCTGTTACTGTGAATGTTCTTACTGGAAAATAAGTATATGCTACTGATGTTGTTTTAGCCACTTGACCTGTCAGACCTACATTAGTCAAAACATAAGCATTTGCAGTTCCTGCTACATTGGTATTTGAACTCCAATATACTCTACCAACAGAAGCTAAATTTATAGGAGAATAATTTAAAAAATTACTTGGGTCATTAGCGAAATTAACAAAATTGTAAATCTCTTTCATATTTGGTAATCTCCAACCGCTTGTGAAAGTTCCAACCGAAAAAGCAAGTGAATTATCCACGGCTTGATTCCAAGTATTACCCGTTGCAATATTAACACGTGAAAGACCCAACACAGTTGCACCATCATAAGTACTCCAATCAATGACTATGTTGTTTGTATATGTTTGTGTTCCAAGTTCTGATGTAAATCTATTTAAATTGCCAAATGGATTTTTATTTTCTAATGTAGTAAAATTAGTAGCTCTTCCAGCCTCAAGGTCACCATCATCACCAGTCCTGTATGATGTTGTCTGACCTGTCTTCATTAAGGTTGCTCCAACAGGAGGGTCAGATACTGGTTTTATTTCTATTCTTGTACTCATATTATCTACTTATTTCTTCCCAGTCTACTGAAACATAAGCTCCTAATGTTCCTCCTATAGTATCAATAGCCATTTCAATAACTAATTCAAAAGCTGTTCCCGTAAAAGTATTTCTTTCTAGTTGAGATGCAAATAATGCTTCTTTTAATATATCCATACTTGGAGAACCCTGATTAGATGAGTTTATATATCCTTGTGCTAATACTCTACCTCCAGAAGCAGATGCACCTGTTAAGTTATATTCAACAGCAGAATCAGGTCCTATAGGAGTCCATAAACCACCAGTTATAGCTGCCGACTGAACAACTCTCCAAGCATAGTTTTTACCATTACCTAACCCTAACAAAGATACAGCAGTAAGTATTACAATAGCATCTAGTTTAGTTGGTACAAGTCTTATTCCAACTATAGGATAATATGTTCCTGCTGCAGCAAATGTTACTGGAGTAAGTATTGGAGTTCCAATAGCTTGTTGAGCTCCTCTTAACTCATATCCACCTTCAGATATAACAGTAGAACATACTTGTTTTAATGTACTTGCAGTTGCTGTAGCACCTGTATTAGTTATCTCATATCTTAATGGCAATGAAGCTGTAGTAATATATGTAGAAGTAATATAGTTTGCGTGATTAAATCTATGACAAACTATAAAAACACCATCTATTACAAAGCCTATCCTTACAGTTCCTTCACCTAACCACTCAATATCCATAAACATGATTTGAGCTTTAGTTATATCTAATTCTACTCCAGATGGACCATCACCCTGTAATGTATCTGCGTTCCAATTAGATTGATCTACAATAGTTTCAGTAACTACTCCTGTAACTATACTTCTTTCTACAAAACTTAAAATAGGTTTTGCAACAGGATTTTCTAATTGAATATAGATGCCATTATCTTCACCAAAATAACCAACTCTTTGTCTTAATCCTACTTTAGGAGAAGCCATTACAAATGTATTCATTACAAGTAGAGACTTACCTGGCTGATAAGAGAATACTTTTGTAGTTTCTCTTAATACTTCTGAGCCACTTGCAGTAGTTACATTTAGGTCTACTAATCCTTCATCTGGCATAAATACAGCAGTACCACCACTTGTAACAGCAGTATTCCATAAACCATTATCTCTGTATCTATGAGAAGAATCAAATAGTGTTAACGGCTGTGCTACCCTTATCCTACCAAATGCATCAGCCAACATTGGGTCATTAACCAATATTGATTGCTTAGAGCTAGAAGTATTTATTACTATACCCATTATATATAATTATATGCAACTAATAATTCAGCACCTGCATTAGTTGTGGTATCCCAAAATATGTTAGTTCCCTCATAATAATTCATAACAGCACCCGCTTCTAAGTTTAATGTTTCCCCTGGAGCAAGATCAGTGTAATTTGCCCCAGCATCTGTAGAAATCCTAGCATTAGCAGTTCCCACACTAGCAAAAGAAACAGATAATATTATTGGAAAACCAGTAAGATCACTATCTGAATTAGCAAATCTTCTGAATCCTGCTTGTACTATACCATTAGCTTGCTCAGTAGATAAAGTTACAGATACTGACTCATCATTTCCTTGTTGTCCTAGAGGGCCTTTAATATTAACATTTAAAACTGAACTAATTATACTCTGAAGTCCTTGTAGAACTTTCCACTGGAATGGTAGATTATTACCTTGGTTTCCTGTGTCTTTTAAATTTCCTATTGACATGGTTAATTAATTTGATATAATTCAAAGTATACATACAATCCTCCTGTCCAGTTAGCTGTATCAGCTTGTAAAGGATTTGCATTAAATAAGTTAAAATTCAAACCTGAAGCCATTCCTGTAGATAATAAATATGGAATAGCATTATCATCCGGACCTTGATTATAGTATAAAGAATACTGTATATAAACATTATCTCTATTAAATGGAGTAAGATCTAATTCAGGATTATTAATTGTAAAACTTGTTGATGTTGCAAATCCTGGATCAGGAGTTGTTCCTGGATCAAAGCCCATGTTTAAAACATCAATAATACCACGTGTAGTATTTACAGTAACAATATTACTTATTGCCATATCTATCTCATAGTAAGCAGTATTACCCTCACAACCTGATTGCACACAGTTTTTAAGAGTCATTCCATAAGTCTGATACTGATCATCTCTTCTGTTAAACCCAACATTAGCACCTAATGCTATTAGATCTGTGTTAGGGTCATTTGCTTTGGTCTTTACTAGACCTGCTGCTTTAGTATACAGCCAATTTAAAATATCCATGACTATTTATTTTTTAATTATACAGCAGTTGTACTTAATACACCAAGATCTGATACACTTATTCTAAATCTATTTCCAACTGGAGATGTTAAAATAAGTCCTCCTGATGGATCTTCTGATTCTATTGCTCCTGTTTTTACAACAAGATTTGCATCTGCATATGTTGCTAAACCATTACCAATAGTTACTTGACCATTACCTTGAATGATTAATCTTTCTGTACCTCCATGAGAAAACTTAATTGGAAAATTACCATTATGACTAAAGAATGCTGCTCTGTCAAATACAGGATTAGCATTAACAGGATTTAAACCAAAATTAAATGAACTAGAAGGAGTTTGCCATATATTGCTAACTGCAAATCCTGAGTTTGTTTGAACAGTGCGTATAGCTTGTGCATTTGTAGTTATAAGTAATGCATAGTTTCCAACATTTTGTGATGCTCCTCCAATACCAACTCTTGTACCACCTAAAGTAGGTGAAGGTGTTACTGCTAGTCCAATATGTGGTGCCCACTGGGTACCAGTCCAAACTTGAGTTTGACCTACTAGGAAGCCATTTGCTCCTGATCCTGATGGCCCTTGTATACCTTGGATACCTTGAGGTCCTTGAGGTCCTGTTGCTCCTTGTTGTGCTAATAAAGCCCAGTTAGTTAAATCTGAGTTAGGTGGAGTAGCCGATGGTCCTACAGGGTTAATACAAAACCAAGATGCTCCAGCATAACCTACAGCATCATCTACAACATATGTACCAGTAGCAGACCATGCACCTTGCCAGTTTAATCCTGCTGGACCTACTGGTCCTGGTACACCTTGAGGACCTATTGGACCTTGTGCACCTGAAGGAATTACTGAAGCTACTTGAGATGTAAAGTCTTGTACTGATATAGCACCTGTTAAGTATTCATCATCTCTTCTACCATCTTTAAGTGCAACAGGTAATAGAGATTGAGCAGGATCTACAGATGTTACTTGTCTGCGTCCTCTTATCCAAGAAATAAAATTAAGAATATCCATGATTAATGTTTTTATAAATATACACTATAATATACAAAAAATATTTTAAATAAAAAAATCCTCAGCTAAAAAACTGAGGATTAAGTTGCTTAACAGGTTAACAAGTTATTGCGGAAAAGGAGATGACAGAGTGTTAAGCAACTAAGTATCCCATTAAAAATGCTATTAATAACATAATTCCAATAAGCATATTTGCAAATTGTCTACCATATTTGTCATCTTCATAATGGTTATGCATCTTGTTTAGTATTGGCTTATTCATTGCATTTGCAATAAACCAAAATGCTAAAACAAAACATAACAATACAAATACAAGTATATATTTCATGTAGACAAATATAGCAAGAATATTTATTTATCCAAACTTTCTATTCTCTTTTGGAGATACACTATGGCTTTTTCTAGATCTTCTTTATATGCTCCCGGATTCTTTTTGCCAGCTCTTACTACATATTTAATGACATTACCTAAATAGAAATCTCTATCTAATCCCCAGGCTTCAAGTACTTGAAATACTTCATAAGGATTAGACTCTCCCCCATAGTATACAGGTCTAGGTCCTACAGATAATTTTACTACTCTATCAGTAAGATCTTTTGCGGGTCCAAAGCCAGTAGTTGTAATGTTAGTATTAGCTCCATATATTCCTTCTGCCATAGATGGATATGGAGATACCGGAGTTTTCTTTTCATTGTGCATGACTACCAGATTATAACAACATCACCTTCAGTAAGGAGAAGTCTAATCTCACCATCTATTTCTATTCTCTCAACAGTCTCCATGTTTAGAGCTCCTGTTCTTACATACACTTCATCACCTACAGCTACTTCTTCTACTTTATCTCCTATAGCATATACAGTAAGTTTACTCCAAAGCTTAGCAGCTTCTTGCATCATTGCTTCTTCATCTTTTGCAGACAGTTCAATAACTGACTTCTTTCTCTGTGGCACATTAAGCAATATAGCCCGGCCTCTTAGTTTTTTAAAATTACTCATTACTTATTTTTTAATGTTAACACTTTTACTACTGACATAGATGCATTTAATATTTCTCCTAATGCATGGTCAAAGAGTAAGCTTTTAAGGGGCCCTCTTTCATTCTCATAATCTGTCTTTAAGATCTCAGCCATTTCTGCTGCTAGTAACTTTACTTTAGTTACTGTAGTATCATCTAGATTGTCTGGATCTAATCCCATCAACTGATGTCCAAATGGAATGATCTTGTGCTCTATTATTTCAGAGGCTTGTTCTGGTACACTGTACGTTGGTTTTTTTTCACTCATATTATTTGTTTTAAATTATGCATCATATTTCTGCTTGGTGGATACCTTAGATTCTTCCAGTTCTTTGTCTTCAGGAAGAGAGTCTAAGATAGTCAACTTAATCTTTTCTAATAAACCTATAAGAGCTAGATTACCATATGCTTCTTCATGTAGCCTAACTTCTAGACCCTTTTCTTTTTCTGTTATACTTAACAGTGCTTTCTCTGACATATTTAATAATTTACTTAGTTCATCATAGAGCTCCCGGGCACGGAAGTTATCCATACCCTGATCCCTAACTTCTTCAGTTAGCTTTTTCCACAACAGCTTTTGCTGGGCAGTCATTAGTAAATAAATAATTAGGAGTGGTTGCTCTCATGGTTTGTTGGTAACACAAATATATAAACTATTTTAATTTAAACTAAAAACCCCAGAAAATTTTTCCAGGGCTTTCA